GCGTAAGCGTGCTCCCGAACTTTACCCTCTTAATTTATTCAGTCTCGAAATTATTTTAACAGTTTCGAACTCAGCAATACCTCCCAAGTATTGGCCATACTGATTTCTATTAAGCTCACGACGTTCTAAGCTACCGTACACAGTTTCGACATATGTACTAAGCGATTTTTCGTTATAGGCGAGAGCATACTTATCTCTTTCATAGATAAACTCTACGAACCGCTCAAACAAAGGATGATGCTTACAGTTCTCCAGAATACTAATCGTTCTAATCGAATAGTAGTCGCTTCCTCTTTCGAACACATCCAAATCGGTCCAACGCTCTTGGTGAACTAATCTATTTAGGGCCCGATAAATAGGATATATGCCACCAATTTTACCATCTTTATAATAGTCCTTGTGGTATAGATTTTGTAGATAAACTACATAGTCTCTAGATATACTGGACTTCTCTTTATTAAGGTTGAAACCATAAGTTTTAAAGAAGTCAATAAATTTATCAACGTTCTTTTTCTTTATTAAATAGACGCCGTCGTCACCAGTCACATCTTCAAAACCAGCTTCGTACAGCCCACTTTGTCTAGCTAATAAATACTGAACGTCACTACCAATGGTGTTCGTTCCAGGACTACCCGAAGCTAACCCGTGTTTACCCTCTGCTAAGCCGTCTGGCGTTATAATTCCGATACCCGTCATATTATCGGCTATAAGCTTAAGATCAGCTTCTAGGTTTTCGCTCGGAATAAATAATTTGCTAAGTCTATCCATAGATCTAGCAACGAATGGCTCTTTAGCGCTGCGGTCGAATAAAGTGAAATCCACACCTATTACAGTTAGTTCTTCATCTTTACTACATTCCGCTAAAATGTCGGTCATTCTGCGTGAAACCTCGTCTGGTCCACGTAGAGCACTTCTCCATGCAAATTTCCTCTCATACTTTAACAGAGGATAGAAATACCTCGTAGCGAGTAGTGTAAGCGCAAAGGGATAACCCCACACTATACGAGTTTTCTTCTGTTCCTGAGTCCTTCTGAACATTAAACATGGATAGTTCATTGAAAGCTCTTCGTTCCACTTGTTAATATTATAATCAACTTTTACTTCTGACTTCTTAGTGAACTCAGGTAAACCGGAATTAGTTGAGTTTCTCATTACACGTAGTCCTTCGTCGAATGAGAGCCTTTGTAAGGCAGGTGCTAAAGGTCGAATTAATACCTTAGGTAGAGTGTGAGTACTTTGATCGTACTGTTCATAAAATTCTTCTTGTATGTCTTCCCAAGGTTTAGAAATGCTTCTTGGTCCATACTTACTCCTTTGAAGGTTCTCAATTTGAAGTAGAGTACGATTTACACCAGGTCTGGTTCTAAATAGCTCATCTAGTTCCATTAGTAACCATTCAGGACCGTGATTTCTCCCAAGTGGAGTTAGAAGATTACGATCTGAACCGCTTCTGATGTTATCTAAACCTAGGTTGACTCTCGATTCTACGTCAGGAGTAAGAATCGGTTTGGCTGTGTTAAAGATTAACGTGCTCATAACAAATAGGGAGTATAATAAATAAACTAGGTCTTTAGTTTAGTGCCCTTCGAATTGTAGGGACTTCTCTTCTTGATCGCAGCCTCTGCTTTAGCTTGCATAGTCTCTAAATTCATAATCCACTCGGCTAACTGCTTGGCAGAGTGTCTAATAGTAGCTAAACTTACGTAACTTAAACTATCATAACCCGCGGGTCTCATAATAAAGGTTGAGTAAGTTGTCTCTACCGGATTAGTAGCATGGAAACTTCTACCTATATCAGCTCTTATCATTCCATTGTAAGAATTGTCGAATGACATAGGTGTCCAATAAGGAATGTTGTCTTGTGGCCGATGATTTATGAAAGTGAAAACGTTAGTAGACATGAAATTACTACCGTTTACTTGATAGTATGAAACCATAGGCCCTAAAAGACCAGGTCTAAGACCTTCAACCACAGTAGAAGTGGCATTTTGTCTAAGTGTGGACTTCCATCCCCCAGCTAAGGCTATTGCTATAGCGTCAGGACTGTCGCTTTTACTAACGTAGTGATAATTAGTGTTTTCGTCACCAGTAGTCCCAGGCCAACAAGGGAAAACCTGATTGTATTTCGCACTACCATAGTTCTTAAAATCCTGCTGTACAGAAGGAGCATTTGCCCAAATGTCACAAAGGGTAAGATTGAACACCGGTAATGGCCCAGGAGAGTACATAGTCATATCTAACCAATCCGGAACGATGTTTGCTAACTTAGTACTAAGCGTATTTAATGCTGTAGTGTTTAAGTTATCAACACAATTCTGAATTATGCTAGTGTTAGAGTCATACGTACCAAATCCAACCGGAAAATTACCTGTACTACTGTCAAATCCAAATGGCATAAATTTGCAAATAGAAGAGAAAGCACAGTCACTATTCTTGAAAGGTTGCTGAAGAAAGAAACACACGTCGTTAAGACGAGGAGGGATGGGAAGTGACCTCAATGTTCTAGAAAGAGCCTCTAACTCATAGATGTTGTCTTGAGTTATCTTACTTCTTAACCATCTCATTCCTGCGTTTTTATTGTGCGGAATGTTGCTTTCGTATGAAAGTATACTAACATAGAAATAGTAAACTTGTAATGCGTAGGCAACTGTATTAATATAAGTTATTAGATTGTCCGTAGAGAAGACAGTCTCAGCGTTAAGACCATAGTTTACCGAAAGAGAAGCTAAGTTCTGGAAATCAGGAGCAATAACTTCGTTAAACCATTTGTAAATAACGTCATCCGGCTCACTAACTTGAAGAGCAAATCTAGCACCAACGATGTGCATGTTTGGCTCACCTAGTTTAGTTTGCGCTAAATCTTCGGATAAAGTTAGCTTACTAATGGGCGTATTGATAACAGTCGTCAGCGGCGGTAGGTTAGTGAACATACTCGCAGCAGCGCTGTTTTTACTAGGGGTTACATTAACGTTTCCTCCTATGTTTGACTTTCCCCCTTTCTTACCTCCACCAGTACCAGTAGTGTTAGTATTATTGGATCCTTTCTCAAACATAGATCTAGCCTTTTCAGTTGCTTTGTCGCCAACAAGCTTGACAAACTTCTGACCATTAGGCGTGAAGAACCATCCAATAGCGGAACCTAAGACTCCGTTTTGTCTGATACCAGCCATTATTTCAGGGGTAAACTGTCTAGCGAACTGACCAGCAGCAACAACACCAGGAGGAGCTTCCTTATATTTAATTTTCTTATTCTTGCCGTCCTCGATGAAGAAGAGGTCTTCAGTTCTAGCTAACAACTCTGGTTCGTCAGTGTAGACAACGAAGTCTTCAAAATCGATTAATTCATCTTTTATATTATTACCATCCATGAGATAAAATAAATGAGTGAGTAGTGCGCTGAACAACCTTGAAAGTGCAACATTTATCTTTAAAATAAATAAAATAAATGATAAAAATCTAATTTTAAAGCGATTTCAGGACAGGTTCAACGAAGTTTTAAT